TGGGATTTCCTGTACCAACATCTAATACTCCATTATAACTGCTAGGGATCAAAGTTGCAATAGCAGTTACAACATCATTAACATGTATCCAATCTCTTTTATGTCTTGTCAAATAAGTTGCAGTTTTTTCTTCTAACATACGGTATAACATATCAGAACGACTTACCTTTTCTGCCCATACATTAAAGAATCTCATGCCCACACTATTTGGTGGTGCTTGTATTTCATTTACTTTTTTAGATATTGCATAAGCATTTATCCACCATTCATACACAGATGCAGAACTTGCATACAAACATCTTACATTATTATCTCTACAGTAATCAAATATTGGTTTAGATTTTACGACATTATTCTCCCAAAACAAATCAGGATTTTCAATTGCCTCACGTATTGCAGCATTTGCTGCAAGATGAATAACTACATCATATTTTTTATTTGTTTTGAAATCACCCAAATCATATGGTATATCATATCCATCAACTTCGTGTCCGTGTGATAGAAGATGTTCATAAACGTGACTTCCTATAAAACCAAGATGTCCTGTAACTAATGCTTTCATTTAGATAACCTCTTTTTAAGATAGTCTTGATTCTCATAGTAATTTCTTATCGTATCTTTATCTTGTTTTCTAAACCATTGCCATAACTTATCGTTCTCAATAAATTTAGGATTACTATAATGAGAATTGAAAGTTCTTGAGTGTTCTAAATGATAAAGATCACTCCATACTCTACCAACTTTATACTGTAAACACATCATTCTATAGTATAATTCACAATCTTCACATCCCCATGACATAAAGTTTTCATTCATCATACCAAAACTGATATATGACTGTCGATTGAATACTTGAGAAAATCCTACAGTTGATGGTAGTCTAAAAGAATTAGATTTTAATATTGATAAGTCAAGATTTGATTGAATAAACTTTAAATATATTTCTTGATTATAATTAACCGCATTTTGATACACACCACATCCATAAGGATATACAAAATCATATCCTTGCTCGTTTATTAACTTATAAGTTTCTGTATAAGTTTCTTTCGGAAAGATTACATCTACATCATAATGCCAGACAACTTTAGATTTAGTTTGATCAAATAAATCGTTAATATATTTTGTCCTATGAAATAATGTATTTGCATCTTTATACTCAAAAGTATGAATGATGTTACTAGTGTCAGCATACTTTTTAATTTCTGGATATGCTACATTTTTAAAAACAGATTCACTATCAACTTCTTTTAAATAAATTTTTGCTGTCGGAATTGTATTTGAAAGATAAGTTAGTATAGAAATGCAATTTCTTAACCTATCATTAGATTCAATACGAATTGGAATAATAAAAGATATATCCATTACATTAATATCCAATCATCTAAGTATAGATCTTTAGTATCGTTGTTTGGATATGCAGGACCAAACCATGTTTTAGGTGCAATCACTTTACCTTTTTTATTCTGCAACCAAGCACCCCACCAACTCATCGAACTATTCGCAATTATAGCACCAGAACATAATGACATTAAACACAGATCAATAAAAGGTTCATAAGATCCATCTTCATACTTATCTTCTGGTATTGAGATAGCAAATCTGTCAGGTTTAAATATCTCTTGCTCCTGTACCCACTCAGGAGAGTCTGAGCAAACAACAACAGGTGTATCTTCTGGAAATGCTTGTAATGCCTTTTCGTAGTACTCAAGGGATTGTGGAGGGTGCTGATCAGAACACTCTGTATATGACCACTTAAAACCACGAGGATCTACCAAATTAGGATCTCCTCTACGAACATGTAAAAATATAGGTGCAGAGTCTAATGAATTTATCATTTCCCTACATGGTTCTATTATGTCACTATGAAATGTAAATTCATTTCTTATTTCATTTTCAATATTTTTAAAATATTTTTCAGTTTGGAAGAAACCATTCAAACTAATTTCATTAGGACAAAGATTAAATAATTCCTCATCAAAATGAAACTGTCTCTCTCCTACAACTGGTGCATATCCGTTATCTAATAATTTTAAATTAGTCCTAGTTACTGATGGTAAAGTGAATGCTCGGTCTAAACTATAATTTTCTATTCCTTTATTGGTAAATGGTGGAATACACCAATCATATCCTTTATTTGCTGCAATGCCTCTTAATGCTGCATACTCAAACATCTGGTTTCCCAATCTACCCATGTTACCGAGATTGTTAAATCCGATCATAATGCACTCCTCCTCTTAACATAATCTTGTGATTCATAATATCTTAAAAGATCCTCTTTAGATTGAGATCTAATCCAATTCCATAATTCAGTATTCCTTTGCCACATAGGATTACTAAACCATGAATCAGTGGATCTACCATGCTCTAAATGGTAAACATAATCACTTACTCTGACTACTCTATTTCCTAATACATTTAGTCTATAATATAGTTCACAATCTTCTGGTCCCCATGCGTGAAAGTTTTCATTCATCATATAAGAATGAATATAATTTTCTTTACGAATAAACTGGCACCATCCTATTGTTGAGCAAGTTGAACTACTATATGTATCCAATTGTTTTACATCTAAATCTGAGTTAATAAAATTATCAAATATATTATTATCATACTTAACTGCTTTCTGATATATTCCACAACCATAAGGATACACCGCATCACACTGACCTCTCATTATCATTTCATACGCTAAAGTATAACTTGTGATTGGAAGTAAGACATCAGTATCATAGTTACAAACCACTTCAGTATCAGATTTTTGAATCAGATCATTTAGTATTTTAGTTTTATGAAAATAATTAGTGGTTTGTTTTTCGTATATGTAATCAAATCTATGACTAATAATACCAAATCTTTTTACTAGATATGGCATAATAAGTTTTGAAAATTTATTTTCAGTATCGCATTCTTTTACTATAATTTTTGCATCAAATTTAGTTAAAAGATATGTCAAGACAGTAATTAAATTTCTGACTCTATCTTCAGATTCAAGTTTTACTGGAATTAAAAATGTTAGATTCATGAAACTGGTGGAATTGGTGTAGGATCATTATAAATTTTTATCCATCTATCTGGAATCATATCCTTTGTATCAAGATGTGCATTTGCTGAACCAAACCAAGGTTCTGGTGCAATAACTTTTCCTGTATCATTTTGTAACCATGCACCCCACCAAGATAAAGATGAGTTAGCAATAATAGCACCACTACAAAGTGACATCAAACATAAATCCACATAAGGGACACTGGCACCATCACCAAACGTTTCATAAGATGAATCAGAAAAATGAAATCTATCCCCCTGTAACCACTCTTGACGTTTACACCAATCAATTAAATCCGATACAACTATGACATTTTTATCTTCTGGAAATTCTTTCAGTGCTTTTAGATAATAATCTGGTTTACATAAAGGATGAAACTCCTGTAACATTTGATATGACCATTTCTCCCCTCTACGTCCAGTTACATTTGGATTACCTCTACGAACATGAAGAAAAATACAATTATCTCTCCCACCAAGACTGTCAATAAATTCTTTACATGGATTTAAATATCCCTTTTTAAAAGTATAATCTTTTCTTATATCGTTTGAAATGTGTTCAAAGTATTTTTCTGTTTGATATATACCAGAATAATTAGTATTATCTCCACACTCATCAAAAAATTCTTGATGAAACAAAGTGTCTCGACATTCTATTGTAGGAAAATTACTTTCACCTGTTTGCTTACATCCAGACAATTCAAAGCAATCAAACAATCCATAATTGTCATATCTAGGAGCATCTGATTCTGGAATCATCCAATCAAAATTACACTTTGCTGCCATGCCACGAATGAAGGCATACTGAAACAATTGATTGCCTAATCTACCTTCATTACCTAACCCGTTAAATGATATAGTCATAAGTTTTTAAGATCAATTTTATCATAAAAATGTGTCCAATCATATTCAAGACCTTTTAAAAATCTCCAAGGATGAATTTCTGGATCACCTGTATTATGTTGTATCAATATTTCATATTGTTCTTTATTAATGTACTTAGGATTGATCCAAAAATCTTCAATCACCTCACATTTTCTAACAAGAACATAACCTTTCTCTGTTAAGAATTCTCTTTGAGGAATCTTTTCAGATTCTACTGGATGACAGTAAGCATCATGTTCAATTGTAATTGCTTTAAATTCATACCCAGTATCAAAAACTCTTTTAAGAATATTAAATCTTTCACCAGGAACTTCAAGATCAATTGAAAGAAAATCTATCAATGGTTTTTCGTTTAATTTATTGACTTGATCTTCATAATTTACATCAAAGGCATTTTTATTTTCATACACAGTGTCTGGTCTATACTTATCCCATTCTGCAGTATAATTAGCAAGATCAACAGCATAACCTTTCCAACCATATTTTTCAAGAAGGTATGTATTATTATGATACACTGGATGACGACATCCAATATCAATAAATGTTCCTTTGTATTCTTTACCAAAAACCATTAGGGCATAGATGTCCTGTAGACCTCCTGCTCCAACGTCATTTTTGTAATCTAAAGTTTTGTAGTCAAGCATTACTTACTCCATTCCTTAATTAACCAACGATCAGGCACAATGTCTGATGTATCTAAATGTGTCATTGATGAACCAAACCATTTTTTAGGGTCTGGAGCAATGACCTTTCCACGATTGTTCTGCAACCAAGCACCCCACCATGAAAAAGAACTATTTGCTATTATAGCACCAGAACATAGAGACATCAAGCACAAGTCAACTTGCGGTAACAAAGTGTTCTGCATCTTACCTAAACCATCTATTGTTCTATAAGAATATCTTTCTACATTTTCATTAAATAAAAATCTATCTTGCTTAAAATATTCTTGCGATTTACACCATGCTAAATCATCAGTAAAAACAAAACAAGGAGTGTCATCGGGAAACTCCTTAAGGCATTCATCAAAGAATGATATTGGTAGTATTGGATGATATTGTTCTCTACCTATGTTATCAGATTGTCTAACGTGTAAGAAAATTGGTGGTTTATCTAATGACTCAATATATTCTTTACATGGTTCTAGATATCCTTTATTAAAAGTAAAATCTTTACGAATCTGATCTGTAATTTTTTCAAAATATTTTTCTGTTTGAAAGTATCCTTCTAAGTTAGAATTGTCTGGACACTCAGTAAGAAACTCAGGAATAAAACAGTGATCATTCTCTTGAACATTCTGTCCATCCACAAATCCTAAATTATCTGGTTTAACATTTGACATTTCAAAAGTCTCAAACAATCCATAATTATCTTTGTGTTGATAATCTTCTGGTGGTATCTTCCAATCATAATTTCTTGCAGCAGCAATACCTCTTAATGAAGCATACTGAAACATCTGATTTCCAAGACGACCATTTGATCCTAGTCTGTTATATCCAATCATTTAAATTCATACCTCCAGATAGGTATTCTTATAATATTAAATGGATTTGTAAAATCTTTATCTTTTATAATTTTAGGTTCAAACACTTTTCTTTCTAAGACATAATCAGGAGGTGGACAAAATGTAGGTTGACCATCTAAACGAGGTGAACATGCTATTAAAAATTCAATCATAAATCTACATTAAAAAAATATCCAGTTGGTTTAGAATATAATATTC